TTTAGGAAACAGCAATGTCTATGACACCAGCTGATTATCAAGGTTTAGGGGGTGCAGCAGTAGAAAGAGAGCCTGTAATTGTGGAATCAGTTGGAGGAATGCTTGCAAATTCAAGACCTAGTTCTAACTTTGATGCAATCGAAATAAATGCAGTTCCTGACTTTACAGCATTAATGAATAAAATGAAAGCAAACGGCGAAATTTAATGGCATACGGCTTAAAAAATATTAATGTATTAGACTTAAGACCTTCCACTGGGGTAGGTGTACAACTACCTTTCAGTACACCTGGTGTATTCCAAACAGTATATACTACTAAAGAGCAATTAAAATATAATATTATTAATTTTTTACTTACAAATCCACGTGAAAGAATTTTTAATTCAGGTTTTGGTGCAGGTATAAGACAGGTTTTATTTCAGCAAATAACAGCAGATACTTTAGATATTCTAGAGAATCAAATAAAAACAGGCATAACCCAATATTTTCCAAACGTACTTATAACACAACTTACTTTTGGAGGTAATTTACAAGAAAACGAAATAGTAATTAATTTCTCATACTTAGTAAATAATACTGGTCAATCAGATAATATAATAATAAATTTAAATGGCCAATAAGAATATAACGTACTTAAACAAAGATTTTACGACGTTTAGAGAGTCGTTGATTCAGTATGCACAAGCATACTATCCAACTTCTTATAACGACTTTACAACATCTTCCCCAGGAACAATGTTCATTGAGATGGCTTCTTATATTGGAGATGTATTGTCGTTTTACTTAGATAATCAAGTTCAAGAAAATTTCTTAGAGTATGCAAAGCAAACAAATAATTTGTATACGATGGCTTACATGCTTGGATATAGACCAAAAGTAACATCTGCAGCAATTGTTAATTTAGACGTATACCAACAAATCCCAGCTTCAGGTTCTGATTACGAGCCTGATTTTAACTATGCTATGGTAATTGGTGATGGCATGCAAATTAGATCAAATATAAACAACTCTAGCTATTTTTATACACCAAACATAGTTAATTTTAATTTATCATCATCAGCAGACCCTACTCAAATTTCCGTATACACAACAGTAAATGGCAATCCAAACACATACCTACTACAAAAGACAACCCAAGCAATCTCAGGACAAGTAAAAACAATACAACTTAATTTTGGAGCTGCTGAGCAGTTTCCTATTAGAACTATACAGGATACTAATATAATTGAAATTTTAAATGTAGTAGATAGCAATGGAAATACATGGTATGAAGTACCTTATTTAGCACAAAACTACATCCTAGAATCTGTCACAAATACAGCACAAAATTATCCAGAACTATATCAAGATGCCAATGAAGTTCCTTACATAATAAAAAAGAAGTTAGTAACTAATAGATTTGTTTCAAGATTTACAACCAACTCTACTTTAGAATTAGAATTTGGAGCAGGGGTACAAGCAGCATCTGGTAGTCTTCCAAATCCTTTTAATGTAGGTATTGGAACCGTAAATGGTATTGACCTTCTTACTACAGCTTTTGATCCTACAAATTTTGTAGTTAATGATTCGTATGGAGTTGCACCTGTAAATACTACTTTGACAGTAAGCTATTTAGTTGGCGGTGGTGCAGCAGCAAACGTTTCTTCAAATCAATTAACGCAACTAATATCGAGTAATGTAACGTTTCCAAATGTTACTAATGCTACTATTGCTACTAATATACAAGCTACATTAGCAGTAAATAATAACACTCCTGCTGTTGGTGGTGGCGATGGGGATAGTCCTGATAATATTAGATTTAACACCTTAGCAGCATTTCCTTCTCAAATGAGAGCTGTAACGCAGCAAGATTATTTAGGTACAGTATTAGGTATGCCACCTAAATTTGGTCAAGTAGCAAAAGCCTATGTAACTAAAGATAGTGCAATATTTAGAAAATATGTTGCAACAGAGCCGGGCGAAAATGACCCATTAGCAACTTCAATATATCTTTTAGGATATAATACTGATGGAACACTTGCAGTTCCAGGAGTAGCTTTAATTCAAAATATTCAAACTTACTTAGAAGACTATAGGATGTTGACAGATACAATCTTTCTTAAGCCTGCCTACATTATTAATATTCAAGTTAGCTTTGATGTAATAACATTACCAAACTACACTCCTAGATCTGTAATAGCATCTTGTATCATAGCTTTAAAAGCTTACTTTAATACACAGAATTGGCAAGTAAACCAACCAATTATACTTTCAAACTTATATTCAATATTAGAGCAAGTTCAAGGAGTACAGACAGTACAGAGAATTAGAATAACAAACATAGCAGGAGTAACCCAAGGTTACTCAGCTTATAGTTACGATATATCAGCAGCAACAGTAAATGGTGTTATTTATCCTTCACTAGATCCTAGTATTTTTGAAGTTAAATATCCTGATACAGACATTCAAGGACGTGTTGTCACCATGTAAACATTAATAATATGGCAGTATATAAAATATTTTCTTCCGCAGACGCAACCTTATACTCTCAGTATCCTGAAAAAAATACTGGTAGAGATCCTATATTAGAAGTATCTGTTCGAAATAACTTAGAGGATCAATCTCGAATGAGCTATTTGACACCTCTTACTCAAACTCCGTATTATACATACGATTCAAGTGCTACTAATGGTCCACAACCAATATCATACTCTCCATACTTTGATAAAGAAAGCGGTAGTATTTATTACGATGTAGAACAAAGCAGTAGCTACTTTAATGTAAATGTTAATAACTTAAGAAGATCTGTACTACAGTTTTCTCCTTTAGAACTTGATAAATTAAAAAGTTTTGCATCTCAATCTATAAGTGGTGCATGGGAAGCTAGTTTAATAATGTATTTAGCATCAGCACAGAACTTAAATACAACATATTCTTTACAAGCCTATGCTTTAACACAGCCTTGGGCTATGGGAACCGGTACCTACGCACAAACACCAGCTACTCAAAACGGAGTAAGTTGGGTTTACACAGGTCCTTATAACAACTCTCCTGCATGGGATGGTGAAGGAGGTACCTATAACACTACTTTTAGTGGAAGTCAGTTTTTTGATTATATGTCTAACAAGGACATAAACATGGACGTTACAGATATTGTAAATGGTTGGTTTACTGGATCAATTCCAAATTATGGAGTTATCGTAAAACATCCAGATTATATAGAGAATAACACAGCTTCCTTTATGGATCTTAAGTTTTTCTCAGTAGATACACATACAATTTATCCCCCAACTTTACAGTTTAAGTGGGCAGATTCATACTACCATCCACCAGCAAGTGCAAGCTTTGTTACAAGCGATCAAATAACAGTAACTTTAGCAAACAATCCTGGTCAATTTGTACAGAATGAAGTTTATAAAATGACAACTGCGGTTAGATTAACCTATCCACCAAGATCATTCTCAACATCATCTCAATACTTAAGCCCACTATACTTCAACGAATCAACTTGTTGGGCTTTACAGGATGTGAAAACAAACGAAATAGTTGTTGATTTTGATCCTATTTATACAACCTTAAGTGCAGATAGTACTGGTAATTATTTTATGCTATACACAAGTGGGTTGGAAGTTGAAAGGCTTTACCGTATATTAATAAAGACTACCATAAGCTCTAGTATGTATGGTCCACCTGAAGTTGTAACTTACACAGGACAAAATTTAACATTTAAAGTAGTACAATAATGTCGCAACAAGTTAACTTAGTTAAAGAAGTTTACGGACGTAACACCTATACGAGAGTAGTAGATACTTCCTTTAAAGAGCTATATACACCTGTAACTGCATCTATTTCAGTAGCTCCTTTAACTATTGAGCAATTTTTTGACGCTTACAATGAATTATTTTTTCAAATACCAGCTACTGGAGAAGTAAATTCTCATACCTATCTTATAGAAAGAAGCACAGCTTACGTAGGTGCTGGTGCCTTATCACCAAACGAACAAGCCTACATTGCAGAAATCAATTCTTTAAGAGAACAATTATTGCAAGTAAATCAACAGTATTTAAACCTTTCTAACTTAGTTTAATGGAAATAGTAAATGTTTCATATATTGGATCTAATGGTGAATATCAATCTTACTCACCCTCTGACCTAGCACTTATAAATACTGCTACTGTAAACGCAGTATATGGAACTAGTAAATTTGAGTACATTGAGTATTTTATTAAAGACCAAAGTGGTGTTGTATTAAGCAGTAACTACTATGCTACTCAATATGGTATAGGAGAAAATGTTAATCCAACTAATGGATCTACAAATCAACTTTACCTAGATCCACAAGCAGACGCAGCCTCTGCAGGATATACTAGAGGTATAGTTAATGTAAAATATAATTTTTTTACTAAGCAATTATTATCAGGTCCTGATCCAACCACCAATTTCTGGATTAAGAATATATCCTCGACTAGAACAGAAATTCAAGTAGCAAGACAAGATTTATCTAATACAGAATTGTCAGATACCTTTAATGCGTTTAATAATAGTCTAGCATCTGATGCATACTATCCAGATTTTTATTTAAATTTTGGTGGTGACATTCAATTGATTGCAATTAATGCAGTCTATGTTGAAGATATAAATGGAGATGGTACTATTATCTTTAAACTCTACGAACCATTACCTGCTCAATTTACAACAAAATCAACTTTTTGGGTTGTCACTCAAATTGCAGAACCTGCAGAATTTAACGTATCAATAGAAGTAACACCAGAAGCAGTTCAAGATTCTAGCAAACTAAGAGGTCCTAATTTTAAAATAGCAGTTAAAGATAAGGTTGGACAAACAACTCCTTTTTATAGCTATTCAACTTTATTAGCAACCTCTTTAACATCTTCGTATCAGCAGCTACAATCAATGATGCAAGAAAGAGGAATTAACATCAACGTCGATTATAGCGATTTTACTAACTTTATTCATTTTTCTTCAGCAACAGAAAGATTATACAATTACTTTTACAAACAACAACAAATCGAATCTGCATCAGTAGGTATAGCAGCTGGTCAAACAACTACAGCGGCTTTACTATTACAACAGCAGATTGATGACATTATCACTAACTATGACGGCTACGAGTATTATTTAGCTTATAGTTCTGAATCTACTGCTTGGCCAAAGTCAAATGATACACCACCATATGTTCCTTATTCTGTAACTTCTTCTCGAGTTGTAAATTGGTTAGGTAATTTAAATACAATACCAAATGGTCCTTTAACTATGAGTATGTATTATTCTGCTTCTAATTATGACGATCAGAATAAAGATTTATTATTGTACGCAACTCCTGCTTTTATAACAGATGATCAAAGTAATCAGCCATACATATTATTCTTAAATATGATTGGGCAGATGTTTGATAATATTTGGATTTATCTTAAAGATGTTACAAATCACTACGTAGCAAATAATAAACCAACAGTAGGTATTTCAATGGATTTAGTAGCTGATGCTTTAAGAAGCTTTGGTATTAAGTTATACACCAATACAAGTATA